TTGGTTTCCTAATTTATCTACAGCCTTAATTAAATACGATCCTGTTTTTAATGGAACAGTTATTGAGGTCGCTGGTCTCCCTATCCTTGCAACTAAATCAAAACTATTATTATATGTAGGGTTAACTAAATCTGTAGAAAACCTTAATGTATAAAAATCTAAATCAAGATCAGGTATTGCAGTCCAACCAAGTATAGCTTGATCCCCAATAACATTGATACCAAAATTAGTAACATCAGAAGGAACAGCAGTTTGACCAATTATCTTTCTTGTTGTTGAAACAAATGTTGATGATACTCCTAAACTGTTTATGGCTTTCGCCCTAACCTGATATGTACCTCCATCAATAACATTGAGTAATTGATGTTTTAATGTGCTTCCTTTTCCGATAATCCTAAAATCATCTGATACAGCATTACCACTTGGATCAAGTGTTTGTTTTGCCTCTACTTGATATTCGTTTACAAACTTGTCAGGTGAAGCTCCTATTGTTACCAGTAACCTAGTCAAAACACCACCATCATTATACTCTACCATTTCATCATCTAATGAAATACTAGCTGGAGGGCTAATACTGAATGGATTAGGTAAAGTCGTATCAGGTATCGTTGCCACATTTTGTTGAGTACCAAATGTATAAAAACTGTCTTGATGCTCTACGAGTTTCAAAGCAACTGTTTGATGACTATGCAATGTCGCACTTACAACTCTAAATGGTTTTGCACTAAAAGCTGGTGTTGCATGAGTTATATTTACTATATCGCCAACTGTTAAATCCATAGCTGTAGCATCTGCAACTAATCCAACATGAAGTATAGCCCTTGATTTCCTAAGTATAACTTCAGCCATCTCTTGTGCTTGAAATGGATTTGTTATTGTATTGAAACTAATTTTCTTTTCTAAAACAATGCCACCATCTGCTGTTTTCATGTTTGCAAACTGATCGTCAGATGCAAGTCCTGTTTCATTTACTGGTGGAAACTGAGCTTCATCTGATTGAAAATTTTTATCAGGATTTATAAAGTTAACGATCACTCTATTGTATCTTGCATTTTTGCCAAGTGAGGTAATATTGATTGCTCCAATAATATTATCTTCAGTAAGAGTAATGCTTGCTGATCCAGTTGTTTCAACTAATATTTTATATATACCAGCAGAATAATTTAAAAATGATCTACTACCTTTAAGAAGCTGTTTAACTAAATCAATGCTTTTCTTTGAAGTATCTAAAACTGCATTACTGTCGATCAGATCAATTTGAGAGCCGCCACTAAAAGGTGTTACATTAGTATCACAAACATCTCCAGCAGTTTGCCAATCTGCATAGTTACTGTCAAAATAACTATTTTCAATACCCATACCAAAACGATCATTTCTTAAATAATCTAAAAGTTGATAAATAGGGTTATCAGAAAACTCCCAAGTAGATGATGTATCTTCTCTGTGAGATCCACTACCACCAGTTTTTGTACCATCTAAATTTGGATTATAAACTTTTCTACCTTTGACCAATGCTTGAACTTTTGGAACTCTACTAAAAGCATCTCTATTCCATTTAAATTTTAGAGCAATGTAAGCTAAACCTGAAAGTTTATGATTACTACCCCAACTACTTAAAGATGACAAAATACTATCTGAGGCTTGACCATCTGTACCATAATGACATCTTACTGTAATTAAGCTCTCGGCACTAGAACCATCAACTGCTGGATCAGCTTTGAAAAAGTTACTATCACTTGAGGCAACTGTTCTTTCTGTATTATCAGCTAAAGATCCTGAAAAAGTAACCTCGTTTTCATTAACAAAAATTTTCTCTACACTATCTATTTCGCCTTCACAAAGGACCAATGCCATAAATAAAAATTCATTATCAGTTCCGCTTGACTCTAGAAAAACAATATTACCACCAAGTTTTCTAGTACCATAAACGACTGGTATATGTGCGTTTGATACGAATTTGTTTACTAATATACCTCTAGCCTCAAATTCTTGTATCTGTTCACTATAGTCAGGTATATCAGGTGTTTCTGGAAATGAAGTGGGTAAACCTAATAAGTCTAATCCAGCATCAACAACATCATCTATAACATCAAAAGTAGTATCAACAAATTCTTCAGCTGCTTCTTCTATAAAACCACACATTATAAAGCATATCCATAAGTATAACCAAGTTTTCTAAAGTTATTTTTTTCAAACAACTTTTCTCTTTTACCTATCTTTTTTCCATCAAGAGTATTTAATAAACATGGTATCATTTTTTTATCTGCAATTTTTTTAAACTCATCTAAAAGCAAAACAGCATTTTCTTTTGTTCTGTGTTCTTTTTCTATCCAAAAACCCATTTCAGATAAATATTCTGCTTCTGAAAACCACCATTGAGTTATAATCCCAGCAACAGCTCCAACCACCTTTTGATCTTTTACTAAACAAACAGCAGTTTCATCTTTTATCATTTTCATTAAGTATCTTGTTGATTTATTAGCACTCAAAGAAGGAAAAGCAACATCAGCATTTTTGCACATAGTTTCAGTAAATTTTTGTAAATCTCTTATATGATCAGGTTGTGCTTTTAAAATTTTATATGTCATTGCTGACCCCATTCAATATCTTGTACTGTTATCGCTGAGTATTCCATACCTTGATCTGTAGAAAAAAATCTTTTCTGTGAATTATCAGCAGTTGTTCTACCACCAACTTTTTCAAATGATCCCCAATGTGAGGTAACATTTAGCTGAACTGTCGCTGAAGTTTCATTATCAGTTATTTTTACATCATCTATCGTACCATAGTAAAGTAGAAATGGATCAGCTATGACTGCATTACTGCTATCTAAATAACCTTGATATATTCTAACTATGTCTCCAGTTACACTTGTATTTAAAACAACAGAGACAATGCTCTGATCCACACCAGATAAACTTATACTTAATGTATTTTTTTGTGGTGTATTCGCCTCACTTACAGATCCAATTTTAATAAGATGACCTGATGCTGTATAAGTTCTAGAAGTTCCACTTATATTCGAGACTAGATCAAAAGAATTATTAGTAATGAATATAGGTGTAGGAAAAAAAATATCTATTAATAATATCGGTCTTATATTTCTTGTAGCTAATTCATTCTTGACCGCTGTAGTAAGTCCTCTTGCCATTATATACTTTCTTCAACATCTATTTCATATGTAAATAATATTTCTCCATCACTAGATATACTTTGTGAATTAAACTCTTGGATGTCATTTTTTAGAAATACAGTAAAAGGTACATCATCATAAGTTACTGCTTCGTCATCTGATAGAGCTGTCGTTAGTGGTGGCTCAATCGTTACAGTTGCCGCATTGCTTGATGAAGTAACATCTTCAACTACCATGTAAACTTTTGAATGAGCAAATTTTATAAAATCACCAGCTTTAAATCTTCCAGAACCATCAGCAGCAAATCCGTCCATAGCGATGGTTGTGTCACCAGCAGAATGAGATCCATTAACTCTTACTGTTCCTGTTTCATTGCCTAAAGCATTTAGATAACTAGGAAAAGTTACAGTAAAATCTTCCTTACTATTTCTTTGTTTTATGATGAAAGCTAGCACTGGAGCAAAGTCAGATCGTTTTAATTGAGGATAAGAAAGAGTAAATAACCATCTTTGACCATCAATCTGTCTACGAAAAGTTTTACCTGAGTTAGTCCTAGATAATAAGGTTCTTTGTTCACTATTAATATTAATTGCATTAAAAGCAACATTCGGTAAAGCACCACTCATATTAAATTAGTCCTTCCTTTTTCATTCACTGCTGAATTAATCATATTTACGATCATACCTCTACTGTTATTTAACAGTTCATTAAATCCTTTTGCACTAACAGTATTAATATTAAAGTTTACCACAGTTGATCCCATCGCACTATTTAATTGATGATTAGGTGTAATGGTACCTGCAGTAGCTGGTGTAAATAGTTCTGCACCTTTTTCACCTACTAAAAATGGTGAGTTCGGTTGTCTTATTCCACCAAACTGAGCTGGTGGTTGCTGTGCTCGTATATTGGCAACTTGTGCCAAACCAGTAGCTATCACTAATCCTGAAGTAATAATGCCAAATATACCACCTTGTGCTAATGCTTTTGTAGCACCTTGGAATGTATTAAATATTGCCTCTCCGATTGCTAGTGCCTGATTTAATCTGAAAAGTTTTTTTGATCTTTGCATTCCCTCTTCACTAAATTTCTTAGCTTGATTGAATAAATCTCGCTGTGACTTTTTCTTTTTTTCGTCAGCAGCAGCTTCTAATCTTTGATCTTTTAACGATTGTCTGGACGCTGAAGCTCTTTGTGTGAAAAAATTATCTTGTTCAGTACCAAGTGTGTTAAATTTATCTTGTAGTTTACCAGCAGCAATACCAACACTTTCAGTAGCTTTTTCTACAGTATGTAAACTGTTTGCTAATTCTGTATTCTTCTGAATACTTTGTGGTACGACATCTTTATTTAATGTGTTAAGTGTCTCAGTCCATTTTTCATTATTATCAGCAACGAATTCTACCGCATCTCCAAGTAAGCCAAAAGGCATCAGTAATACATCGACAATGCCAGAGAGGACCTTCGATGACTCAATTACTTTATCAATAGTCCTACCTAAAAATTGGAAAGCAGAGACAACAAGTTTTATAGTATCTATAAACTCTCTAAGAGTAGTGCCTAAGACATTACCTATGGCTCTACCAAAAGCTAAAAACTGTTCCTCGTTTTCTGCAAGACTGTCGTTGAAATCTTTGAATTGCGATTTGACTTCAGTGAAAAACCCTTCATTGATTGCATTTTTTAATTGGAAAAATTTATCTCCAATCATTGAAGTTGTACCTTCAAGTGTATTTGCTAAAGCCGCTGTAGTTCCAGCGAACTCTCCATTACCAGCGAATACTTTTGCAAATGCTTTTCTTGTTTCTTCTACTGAGACTTTAGCACCAGCAGAGAAACCAAGCATATCTCTGACACCTTTTTCTCTAAAGATATCTGCACTAGCAATACCACCAGCAAAAGCTCTTTGTATTTGGCTTGCTGTAGTCTGAAAATCTAGTCCTGTAGCTGCCGCAACATTACCAGTAATTTCTAATATATCGTTTAATTGTCTAGCATCTTTTGCAACAACAGCTAAATTACCTGAAGCTAAAGATATTTCTTCTAGACTGAAAGGAACTTTACTAGCAAAATTAGCTAGAGTATCAAATGCTTTTGATCCTTCTTCAGCACTACCAAATAAAAACTTAAATCTAACTCTAAGGTTCTCTACTTCTTTACCAGTAGAAATAAGATTACCTATTAGTCTGCCAGCACCAACAGTAGCTAAAGCCGCTCCAGCCGCTAATGCAAAAGTTTTTAAGCCACCTAAACCTCTTTTAGTTTTATCGATCGCTTGTTTGGTCTTATCTCTTGCAACTATATCTATATTTACTTTTTTAACCATTTATCTCCTTGATTTAGCTTTCATAGCAGCAACATTAGCTTGATGTTGTTCGTTCTTTCTCTTTTCCTCTAAAAATAAAATCCAAGTTAAATATTCCTCTACACTGAATTTTCTTACTTGGTGTATCGGTATTTTAAGATAATCTGCTAACTGAACCATCATATGATAGTCGTGATCGTTATCTATTTTTTTTTAATGTCTTTTTTTGTGGGTGTTTGCATCAACCAAGTTGCTACCTCAGATAATAAATCTGCGTCTGCTTTTTTCATTAATGCTATTTTATGTTCTAAGGTAAACATATTTTTACCTTGCTCGTCTAGAGCCAGTTCTATCAAAGCATATGCCAAGCCCTCGATAGGATCAAGTTCCATTTTCTTAAACAATCGTCCCTTCTTCTCAAGGTTTATTGGCTCTTTATAAATTGTTAAATCCCAGTCTGGTATATATTTTTTTTCACCAGATGGTAAAGAATTGAAATGGTCTTTAATCTTATCGATTGCTGACATATGCAATGTTTACTTTATTTGTTGATATTTGTCAAATTATACTGTCGTCCTTGTAAGCCCACCAGTTCCTTGTACCGAAATAGATGTTCTAATCGTATCGTCCATAGTTACTGAAGTTGAATTACCAGTTACAATACAAGCCCCTTGTAGTACAAAATCTCCACTATCATCACCTTCTGGGTGTAGGAATATGTTTAGTGATGCACCTTCTATTAGGGCTTGTTGTCCGTTCGTATCTGTCTCGTCAAAATGACACTCAATCGTTGCGGTAAATGATGTTCTACTCGCAACAAAAGATTTAGTAGAATTCGCTAGTGCGGTTGTTTCAATGATGTCAGCAGTTGTCTCAAGAGTAAATCCTGTTACTTCTGAAACTGTAGTTCCACCAGCCTTTACTAGACCAGCACTTCCTGTGTGTACAGCCATTATTCTTCTCCTTCGTCTGTATTAAATGATTTAGGTTTATATTTAGATTTTTTTTGAGTTGGTTCTTTCCAACTGGCTTCTTTAAGAGAAGGAACTTGATCTTCCCATACCTCTATAAATTCACCATCTTTATTTTGTAGCTTTATTCTTTTTGCCATAAAATTCTCCTGTTAAGGTGTTCCACTCGTAAACGAATACAAGCACCTCACTGTTATTATTACACCACCATAAGGGAAAATGCTACCCTCATCTGTTTCGACAGAAACAACTTGGGTGTCAAGTGCGTTTCCGTTTCTGGTTCGATCACTATCTAATGCAGTTTCAACTGTTGATACTAATTGATTTCTTTTAGTATCAATATTTGTTGTCGTTGCACTTCCGTTAGTAACAAAACCAAATATTCTAAAATCTATTGTTCCTTGCCTAGTTATGCCAGTATTTTTTATAGTCATATCTTCTCTAGTCTCATCAGCAGTTTGAACAAAAACTGCTGGGAACTGTTGCTGAGATAATTCTTCAGCATCAAAAGGATTGCGTTCTACTTTTCCAAATGTAATCGGACTGCTTACCGCAGATAAGGTTGATACTATGTGAGCCGCTATATCTT